AACTTATTGTAAATGATAAATCGTCAGCCATTGTTAGTTATTCTGTGTTTGTTTAAGTTCTTCGTCCCTTAATTTTGCCAAATGGTCAATTAGTGCTTCATCGTCAGTGGTCAAAAGTTCTAACTTAGCACCGGCCTGAATGCTAAAAGCAGTCGATAACCATATACAAGTTGCTTCAGGCATATTGATTGCCTGTTCAAAACTGATGCCATTTTTACAGAGATTAGCAATTACTCCTAACTCCCAAGGAAGGCCTGTTGATGATCCGCTAGAGTTCTTACTGTTATCATAAAATTTAGGCCACATATCGTGAGTTGAACAATAGTTAACAAACTCCTCAAAAGCCTTAATCCTTTTCTTATAACTAAATAACAAAACTAAATAAATCCAGTAATCTTTTAACAGAGTTTTATCCATATTTTCATTTGAGCAAATTTTTAAGGCTATTACTAAGTCCTGCATTTTAATCTCTTTGTCAGGCTCTAGAAATGGACTGCCAATCGCTTGCAACCAGAGTCGATACTTTAAACAAAACGGCTTGAGATTCTTGCCTAGAATGCGTGTCCGCTTTGGGACAATACAGGATGCTAAAAAACGTAGGTCGGCCATTAGCCAATCCTACGCCTTATTCACCAAAAGTGAAGAGTGTTAATTAGAATGCTTCGTAGTCGATAGCAGTAATCGATACGCGCATAAAACCATTGTTCGTTCCGCGTTCTTCGATGTTCGTGATATGACCAGCGAAAGCGATAGTGTTGCCAGTGAATGATAAGTTATCACCGATTGCACCGCTATAAGCTGAAGGCACTAAGCCTTCTATTGAAAGATTCTGGCGTTTATCCATCATACGGACACCGACTACTTGACCGTTGGCATCCATGGCTTCATCGGTTTTAGCGAACGAAGTCGAAACAGTGTAGGACTGAACGGTCAAAGATGTTACAGTTCCTGCGACACCATAGATAAATGCAGTTCCTTTAGTGACGACAGTGTTAGACATGGTAGTTTAATTATGCAGTAAAAGTCAAACTGCCGATAATACGAGGGTTACGTTATAGTTAATCGAGGTCATGAAAGCACGATCACCTTGCCCTGTGTCGATTGAGGACATCAATGAATCATATGCCGTAGCGTCCCCACCTGCCGTGAAGCCTGCTTTAACACTAGCCACATTGTCCATAATTGACATTACAATCTGACAGACATTGCGATGGTTTGCTAAGGCTGATGCACCGTCGATGGAAGTGAAGACCCCAATCTTAACTTGAGCAACATAGTTACCTGATCCGCGTGGAATGTCGTTCGGGAAGTTAAGGCTCTCGCACGATATAATAATCGAAGGCAGTTCGAGCGTCGATGAAGACTGCCCTTTGTAGATTGTGATGCCGGATAATTCGCTGGCTTGTGACAAAGCATAAGCACAAGCGTCTTCGGTAATGTTAAGTGGTGATTTAGTTCCCATTGTTATGATTTTTTAGTTTTAAATTTTGCTATAGCTGCACGCTGAAAATGTTCCATTCTGCGTTTCATTTTACCTGATCGCGTAGAGACAACTTTCAAATAGGTATTAGCCTGATATGCAACTCCGAATATATTTCCAATACTGTTTTTAATTACGACAGCCGAGAGACCACCAGTACCATAAACAATATTGATACCCACATCTCCAAGCCCATTTGAGTGTCTTGTAATAAATTGTGGAAGGTCTTTTAAACCAAAGTTTTTAGGCATTCCGTTAATCCTAGCCGGGCCAATCTTTTTAATAGCGTCGTACCAACCAGATTTCATCCAACCTACTCGCTCTTGGCGTTTTTTAATGTAATCTTGTAATTGTGCTGGATTAGCAAGTGAAGGAATATTTTTACCTCCACCGTTTTTGCGAATACGTCCACGATACATTGAACGCTCGTAATCGTGAGTCTTTTTAATTTGTGCCTGTGTTTTAAGAATATCTAATTTTGTGTTATGCGATAATAACTGCTTTGCTTTGTTATAAGCTCTGCCAAAGTTTTCATCGTCGTATATCTTTTGAATGATACCAGGCTTCTTTGGACGAGTGCCTGACTTCCAATCAGCAAATTTACGGCTACTTCCGTTAGGTCCTACCGCAGCTGAAAGGGCTTTATTCTCGTAAGATACAACGGAAAGAATATCGGCTTGCACCGCAAAGTTTCCCCATCGCTCAGCAGTCTTTGTGTCGCCCTTACCACCACTCTGTCCATCCATTGGTGGAGTGTAGACCATAGCCTCTCGCGCAGTCAGGGCAGATTCTTCTTTTAAAACATCTTCAACAATCTGACGCGTTTCATTTTGATAATCACTAAAAGACCTTTGCAAACCATCTAACAGGTTGCGATTTATTTGTACCTTTAAATCTGAGTTCTCAAAACCCATTTAACGCTGGTTAACATCACGGACGCTGATTTGAATCCAAGCCGATCCAGTCTTATAAGTCGTGCCGGTGATTCGGTAAACATTACTTTCCCATGTACAGGTCTTACCGATTGCGAAGTCCGTATTGCGTTTGGTCAGATTGCTAACTGTGGCAGGGATTTTAACAAGGGTACTAATCTGATCCATCAGGCCACCGCTTTCTAGCGACTGGGTTAGGGTAGCGTCAGCCACAGAGCATTGATAGGTCGTTCCGTTAATGATTACTGGCAGGCCAATCTCGTCTGCTATAGCCAAAGCATCGGCTAGAAACATGGCATTAAGGTTATCGTCCATATAAATTGCGTCCTATGTCAATCTCGGGATGGGGTCGTAAAGGGGTCTGGCTTGCCTTCTGGCGGGCTTTGATGGCGATGACGGGTAAAGTATCGGGCAACAAAAAACCCCCGACTTTTCAGAGGGGGGTCTTTCTCGTTTTTTAACGACCTAAGATTAGGCAGTTAATAGGCGAGTGAGTGAGGTAGCGCGACCTTTAGCTGCACCGAAGAGCAAGGTAGCAGTTACGTTGTAGTAACCAGACTGCTCTTGACCCATGAGAATCTGAATTCCGAGACCAGTGTCAGCGTCGATAGCCGATGCGGTTTCAAAGCCAGGGATTTCAGCGAGAGGCAGACCAGAGGCTACAGCGATAGCGTCAGAACCACAAGCGAAGCCTGCGAGATTTTCGCTATTGGTAGGAAGTGAAGACCACTGATAGACGGACATACCACCGATTGAACCGATTTGACCAGTTTGGATTACTTGAGCGCCTAAAGCGTAAGCAGCTGCAATTTGAGCATCGGTTAAGAGGTTGTTAGCGTAAGTTGGGTTAACAATTAAAGCACGAGTGTCGCTAGCCTTAGCTGCATCGAGTACACCTTTAGCAGTTACGACTTCAGAATAAGAAAGAGCTGCACCAGTTACTGCGCTTGACGAGTAGTTAGCGTTGGTGATCAGTGCGCTGATTTCAGCCATGCAAGCTTCAGCGATAGCGTTTGAAGCAGTAGGAGTGAAAGCGTTAACGAGATATTGAGCGCCGTAGGACTTAACGTCGAGAGGGCTGAAACGGCTCGAGACTTTGAAGTGTTTGAGGGTTACAGTTACGCCTGCGAGAGTTGCGTCATCTTGGCTGAGGTAGCCAGAAGCACCAAATTCTGATGCAGTTGAAGTTCCGATTAAAGGAACGAAGACAGACTTGCCGGCAGTTCCTTCGAGAGTGCTGAACACGCTGGAGAAGGACTTGAGGGCAGGGAGTTTGCCTTTGATTGAAGCGATCACGGATTCAGCGAGAATCGATGGTGCTGTTGCGATGGAATTAGCCATAGTAGTTTATTTAGTAATTAGTGGTTAGAGAAAATTAGATTGAACGAACGATTTCGTTCTTATGTTTTGCAAAATATGCGGAGCGTTCTGCACCCATGTCCATAGCCAAAAATACTTCTAGGTGATTCACTGCTTTAACGGGTTCGTCAGATTTATCGCTAGGAGAAAGTTCGACAGGGTTAACGCCAACTGAAGAAGCAATCTTAGCAGCTTCAACGGAAGCAGAAACTGATTTAGCGGAGAGTTCAGCAATTTGAGCAACGAGTTCAGCCTTTTCTTTGGCGAGTGCGTCGCGTTCGATAACGAGGCTAGCATTTTGTTCAAGGGTTGCTTTGAAGTCAGAGGCTTCTTTGGCTACGGCGTTTTCTAAGTTCGCGCGTAGTTCGTCACGTTCAGCAGAAGCAGAGGTTAAGTCTGCCATAGCCTTGATGAGTTGTTCTTCGATTGTCATATTATTGCGTGATTGGTCAAATTACTCCTTGATCAGCGTACCAGGGATTACCCAAAGTTTGCAAATACCGTTAGGGTCAATATCTCCCTCAACAAGTCCGCAACCACGAGGGCCACGGTAGAATACGCAGTTCTGGCAAAGTAAGCCAGTGCTAGCAAAAGGAGACACGGCAGAGTAATGAGCGCCATCAGGACTACTATCCTGTTTAAACATTCCGAAAACTTCTTCGACATCATTATATCCATCAATCATTTCTTTCTGGCGAGGAGTCAACAAGGCTAAGACTTCGTCGGACACATCGTCAGATTTCTTTTTAATGCTGATAGCCGAAACTTTCTTAGCAGTCATTCCACCGTTATTTTTAGGAGTGCTTACATTTAGTAATTCTGAAAGTGAATCGCTAAGACCTGTGAGAAGTCCCATCGAAGAGGCAATCTTACCAGACATCGACTGACCTTTCATCGCGTCATCAGAAGCCATTTTGCGTTTAGTTTTAACAGACGCTACAAAGTCAGCATAGATTGCGTCTACTTCGCTTTGGAAATAATTGATTTGTTCCTGAGTAAGGCTTGTGCCTTCGATGCCAGCCGCTTTGTAAGGAGTTGCCGATGATTTAATCACAACGGCTTTAACGCCCATGTCAGCGTATGCCTGAGACACATCGATTAAATTCATATAAACACCGATTGAACCGACATCAGCTGAAGGGCTGGAGATTACGCGATCAGCAGACGAGCCGAGCCAGTAAGCTGCGGAACACATCATTCCGTCAGTGTAAGCGATTGTAGGCTTCGATGAGTTAGCAATTTTGCGAGCTACTTCTTCGACACCACCGACAACACCACCGGGAGAGTCGATATGGAAAACGATTGTCTGCACTTCGCCATCAGCGAGGAATGCGTCTATTTGAGCAGAAACTAAATTTAAATCGCTAGCACCCGTCATGCGCTCGAATGGGGTCAGTCCTTTACCAATAGGGCCAAAGATTGGCACGATGCCGTAAGATCCTACCTTGTAAGGCTTGGGCATTTCACCGAAGACCTGTGCGATTAAATCTGTGAAGCCAAATTTCTCAGCGTCGACGGCATACTGCTTTGCGATTACTGGGTCGATGAGCATCGGGCTACGACCATTAAGTGCTTTGTTTATAAATCTCATTGTAAATTATTCTTGTTGAGGGTCTTCGTTTTGATTCATTAGTGCTTCGGGCGAAGAGTTATCATCTTCAGGGTCGACATAAGCGTTAGGTGCTAATGGTGCGAGTGTACCAGGTTGAATGTTGGTAGGCTTATAAAGCATCTCAACTGGAATGCCGGTTGTCTTAGCAAGGTTCACGATAAATGACATATCCTCTGCTCGCTTTGCCATTTCACTGCGGAAGTCTAATCCGCGTTGAGCGTAAAGTTCAGACATCGAAATCAAACCTAACTCCATATCTGCACGGTCGTTCGCAGCTTCACGGCCTGCGTCAACGGTTACGCGCTTAGGCGTTGTCCAAGATACCTTGTTCCACTCGGGATCATCGGGTAAGTCACCGTTCGCAATAGCGTCACCGATAATATAACCCCACGATGGAATGCAAAGTTGTTCGATAATTAAATTTTGCCACTTCTGGAAAGTGCGGTCGGCCTTAGCGATGTCGAGACGAAGACCAGGGCCTGTGTTGCCCGATGAGTCAGTAACGAACGAGTAAGGCAGAATGCCACGGCTAATGTCCTGTTGAATTGCTTTTAAGAAACCAACAAAAGTTGGTGATGGACGATTTGATTGCAGGCTAGTAACGGATTCGCCTACATCGAGTGCGAGAATCTTACCGCCCATTTGAGTCGCTAAATTTCCGAGACCATTTGACGGAGCATAAGCACCTAACTCAGTTGCCATATTGTCATCGATTTGTCCTCCGGCTTTATTAATAACTAAAGAAATGTCTGCAGATGCTTTGGCTCCTTGTTTTTCTAAGTTGAGTAGTTCCATCTCGTCCTGGATATCATTCCACGATGCAGCTAAAATTGGAACGCCTCTTGCACCGCTAGCATATTCCATATCTACCACTTGCATCATTGCAGTCGCTAAGACTTGGCGAGACGTGCCGTCAGAGCGATAAACATTGAAGCCTGTTAATTCACCATAAGCACCAAATAGCATACCGTCGTGCATTCCTGCTGGCTCTTTCTCAGGTGGCAATGGATTGCCTACGCGGTGGGCTTCAACGAGTTGTATTTTAGGGCTTCCGCTAGCGTTGCGTACCTTGATTGCAAAGGAATCACCGTCTCGAGCTGCAGATCGAAGTAAGATTGCTTGAGCCTGTGAGAATGAAAAGCGATTCGTGATGTCACACTTGCGAGACCAATCGTAGAAATACTGCTCGTAAAGTTTAGCGTTTTTGCAATGAGACTGCGGACGGATTCCGTCACCGATTGTATATTGCGTAAGATCTCCGAGAATCTGACGAACCATGCCAGAGTTGCGATCACCCCATCGGGTACGACGCATCATCTCGACGCGGTCACGAGGAGATAAATCTCTGCGTTGGTCTTGGGCTACTGGTGCGTAAAGTTGCGCGCGCGTAGTTGAATAGTTGGTCATATTCCAACCACCTACATTTGCTTTTTTAGCAGGTGTAGATTTTTTAACTTTAGGTGCGGTTGGCTTGCGTGGCATAAATCAATTAGAAGTCCTGTCTTCGGAATGAACCGCGTAATACCGTGTTTCGTTTTCCGTAGGTCTGAGGGTCTAAAATTGATAATGCGTATAAAGACTCTGCGAGCATATCTTTTGCGTTCATCGTGATTTGTTTTCCAAGCGATGTTCCAGAGTCGGAGTATGAAGTCGTTATTACTCCAGCAGTTATCAAAGAAATTGCTTTGGCTTTAATCGCCAAAAGTTCGTCTTCGTTCAAGCCAATGAATATGCCGGATGCCATTTAATTTGCGTATTTTGTCAAATTGAACGGATTACCTAGCCCCATGCCCCTATGACGATGTCCCAACAACGACAATAACAAGCGACTAGGTAACCCGCAGTGATTAGTTTGCTGGTGCTTCATCGGTTGTCAAATTTGTTTCAGTAGAATCTCTGCCGACAATACCCCATCGAACCGCAGCTAGTAACGCTAGGAGTTCGCAGTCGAAGGCATGATTATCCTTTTTACCTTGTGGCATAATCCACATTGGCTTGCCTGTTCGTTTGTCCTTAACCCGAACCTCGGCATTTAACTGCTCGATGTAATCAGGCATAGAGTCTGACGCGTAAGTGTGCAAGCGTCGTGATCGGAGGCCATGGAGTAAATCTTTACCGGATAAGTTACTCCAAACCACAAGCTCGCAACGGTTCTGTAAGCCTGGTACAAGGATGCGTTGCTTCTCCGAGTAGAATCTGCGGATAGTCACTCCGTTTTTATCGGTGCTTGCGAAGTCATCGTTGCCCGAACCACGCGCACACTTCCAGCCTCGCTTGGTAGATTCGCGGTAGACCTCTTGCGTATTGTCACCCGAGTCGACAAAGACCATCGCCTTGTGAACACCGTGGAGTTTTGCAAATTCTTCGAGGCCCTGCCAAGTATCAATCTTCGCAAACGCCTTGAGCCGTGAGTGTCCCATCTTGCCCCATCGTCGAATTACGACCCAGAAGTGTCCGCGCTGAACGTCGATTCCCATCGTGCGGAAAGGGATAGCACCTTTAGAACCTTCGTCCTCACGGTCTAAAACTTTACCGCGTCCGTTGATTACGGCTTCGCCTGCCCAGTCATCGTCGAGTTTATATTCACCGGCTTCGGGCGTGGTAATCATTGTACCACCTTCTTCGCTCCAGGCTAACGCAAGTCGCTTCTGCTTAAAAATTCTGCGAGGTTCTTCGTCTCCGTAAGTGTCGCTGACTTCTTTTGCCTTGAGCATTAACACACCCAATTCACCCCATGACATTGTTGCGAGCGAGTTCCAATGCAGTCCGATGTGTCCTTTTGTCGAAGCCGTTTTTGTAGCTACAAATTGTCCACCGGCATTTGCCTCCAATCTCACCGCATTATTGT